AACGAAGTTCTCGTCGGGAATCTGGAACTTGAAGTCGAACTTGTAGCCGTCAACTGCGACATCGTGGATCTCACCTGTGGACATGGCCTGAAGGGTCATGTAGGTAAGCTCGTTGTGGATACCTCCGAGCATGTTGCTCGAGTTCTGGATGAAGCAGTCTACCAGAGACTCGCCGAAGGTCATGTCGTTGAGCTTCGAGATACGGCGCAGCTCAATCATATCGTCCTGAGTGATTGAGAAACCGTGACCGATCTGCGGAAGCGTACCTCCGTAGATGTTCCATCCCTGAGTGCTGCGCTGCGGCTTCTCAGACTGAGTGCCGATAACGGATGCACGGACGAGGATAGGCTGTTTCTTAACACCCTGCTTCCACTCGCGTTCGTTTGTTGGCTGGCCCCATGATGCGTAGTTACGCCATAAAGCCTTGTTGTACTTTGCATTGGCGTTGTCAAGAATCAGGCCAAAGTTCTCAGCGTCTACATAAGAATGAAGACCACTGATACCATAAAGATTTACTTCTCTCATAGTCTAATCCTTTCTTTTACTTACGGTTACTGAAACGGAAGAAGCAGCCAGCCTCACGGAGAGCAGCCTTGATGCTGTCGGTGATGGGAGGCATGCGACGCTCGAGCACGGGCTTGTCGATGCAGTTCCAGCATGCATCAACGTCCATTGCGTATGCGTCTCTGTCCGCAATCTGATTGTCACAATAGGTCAGTGCGTTGGGCACTACCTTCACCTTAGAGTCATTCCCAGCCTCGGCAAGTACTGCGCCCTCGCTGATACCTGTAACGGCATCGAGTGTGATGACGTCCTTGTCTGATGCGGATGCATCGACTGCGGATACTGTAGCCACGCTGGCTGCTGCTGTTGAGAGGTCACCGCCGATGACGATGAGCTTCATGCCCACCTTGGCGACTGAACCGGTCTCGAACTTCTCAACGGTGATCTTCTTCTCTGCTGCGTCAACAGCTGTCACCTTGAAAGTGTAGAGCGGAACGATTGAGCGTACACCTGCAGTCTCGTCAACACGGACGGGAGTACCTGCAGGAAGGACGTTCGGATAGTTAGGCATATCCTCAAGCTTCATGTCGAAACCGCCGACAAGCAACGTAGGCTTAGCCTCGTAGCACTTGCGGACTCCACCCCAACTCTTGCTCCACTGCACGTAATTGTTAAGTGTTCCTGTTCTCATTTCTAAGAATTTTTAGTGAATAATGTTAACTGTCTCATTCTCATTGTTTTAAGGCATTACTGGAAACTCTTCTCCAGTTCTGCCTGATAGCCGGAGTTCTCTTCGGCCTCCTTCTTCAGGGCCTCGATACGCTCCTTGACGAATGACGTGTCGCCGCCACCGCCTGCACCGCCGTTGCCGTTGCCGCCAAAGGCAGGCGCACCCTCGCCGTAGAACTTCTTGTAGCTGGCCTCGTAGTCACGCTCGGCCAGAACCTTCAGTTCGGCAAGGTTGGGTTTCTCACCTATCTGAATCTTCTCAAGAACGAGGTCTACGACGGCCGGCCCGTTAGCCTTCCGTCCGACGAGGTATTCCCTCAGCTGCTCACGGATGGCATTGTCGCGCACATTCTTCTCATGTTCGTTGTAGCTGCTTATGAACGAGTTCACCGTTCCTGTCAGCTTGCCGATAGCTCCGTCCTCCGCAGTAAGTCCACCGATAGCCTTGGCTATTGCCTCGGCGATTTTCGTGTCGAGGTCTTTCTCGTCCTTCTTGGGCTCTTCCTTCTTCGGCTCTTCCTTCTTTTCGGGATGCTCCTTCTTGTAGTCCTCGATAGCCTTTGCAACGGCCAGCGTAATCTTGTCGCCTACCTCCTTCTCGTGCTGCTTCTCGTAGTCCGCCTTGTACTTCTCGACAAAGGCCTTCTCGTCGTAGCGTTTCTGGCCTGCGAACTCCTTGAGCACCGCGAGGACGGGCTTGTAGGTATCGTCGCTTACCTTGTCGTCCTCCTTGAAGGAATCGAGATAGAGTGACGAGATGCCGTCAAAGGTGCGGTCGCTGATTACGGATGCCGTGTCGTTGCCCAGCTTCTCCTTCAGATTCTGAATCAAAATGTCTTTCTCCATAATGATGTTTAATTTTTGTGTTGGTCGAAATTGCCTGCTCTCTGCAGGTTTCGTCCACAAATTTATACCTTACAGGCACTTATGCAATATGATTAAAGAAAAAAAAGAAGAAAAATTTAAAAACATGTTGCAGTACAGCCGTTTATGGATATTTTTGCCAATAATTTTTAATAAAATTTATTATGAACGGAATGACAGGTCTCTTCATGGCGAACGGCAAGCCGATATACTCCGCAGAGTATGTCGAGAGTCTTCGTGAAGAAGAGGAGAAAAAGAAAGTTTCAAGGTTCTTCATAGCCCAGAAAGGAGCACAGGAGAACGACCTGCACAGTACGGTGGACATCCTTGTGACAGGTGGTAACAGAGGCGGCGGTAAGGCAAATCCCTACTACACTCCAGTCGTAACCCCTAGCGGATTCAGGAAAATCGGAGACCTCCAGATAGGCGACAAGATATGCACGCCTTACGAGGGCATACAGGAAGTGTCCGGGATCTACGAGCAGGGAAAGCACACAATCTACGTACTTCATTTCAACGACGGGACTGAGCTCAGGTGCATGGACAACCACAGGTTCTGGGCGAGGTCTCATCCTGACGAGGACTTCATGGTATGGACTGCAAGGGACATCTTCGACCTCTACAGGATTGACCAGAGGCCGCCGTATGCCAGACGGGCGAAGGTCTGCGACAACGTGGAGATACCTATATGCGGGGAGGTGGAGATGGACGAGGCGAAGACCCCGAAAGACCTGCCGATACACCCGTCGCTCGTCGGACTCGCGTTCCGTGACGGCTACAACAACTTCGAGAAGCTGTGCGTACCTGTCAAGTACGCCTTGGACTGCAACTTCTACACGACGCTAGGATATACGGTAAGGAGGAACTGGAAGGGAGGAGGATACCTGATAGCAGGCATCACGAAGACACAGAAGAGCAGTGTCGTTCATGTCAGGAAGGGGTCTCCCGTGAGGATACCGAAGGAATACATGTGCGCCTCGATAGAGAGCAGGTGGATGTTCCTCTCCAGCATCTTCTACAAGTGCGGAAAGGCCAGGAACAGACATCCGTACTACGAGTCGACCAACAAGTACTTCGTCGAGGACGTCGCGCAGATGGCGCGTTCGCTTGGCGCATGGGTGAAGGTGTCTGAGGTTACCGACGGGACGGAGAGCGCATGGGGCGCGTCGATGATATTCCCTGATGACAGGAAGATATGGGTCAACCCGCAGAGGAAGCTGTCCGCAAGCGAGAACTTCGAGCTTCCGACGAGACTCCCGACCAATCCGGACAGTTGCTGCTTTACGAAGAAGATAGAATGGGTGTCGAAGGCCGAACATAAGGTAGACTGCCGCTGCATCACCGTGACAGGCGAAGACCATCTGTATATGACGGACGCATTCACCGTGAACCACAACACAGCCCTCATGCTCATGGAAGGCCTGTACGACATCGACAACAAGCACTTCAACTCAGTCCTCTTCAGAAAGAACAAGGACGATTTCGACAATATCGAGAACGAGAGCCGCAGGTGGTTCGACAAGCTCGGCAAGTACAACAAGTCGAAGGACGATATGACATGGAACTTCAGGACTGGGGCGAAGATGTCGTTCGACACGTTCGACATGGACTGGAAGGACTTTGACGCAAAGTACAGGGGACAGCAGTATGCATACATCGGGATCGACGAGATGCCGCAGATGCCTTTCGAGTACCTGAAGATACTCATGGGCTCGAACCGAAACACCATCGGCGTGCGCTCACGCATCCTCGGAACGTGCAACCCTGACCCTCTCTCGTGGCTCCGCGTGTTCATCGACTGGTGGATCGGGAAGGAGGACACCGTCTATTCGGACGGACTGACGCACCCTGAGAGGAAGGGATTCCCGATACCAGAGAGGGACGGCGTGATACGCTACTGCTTCATGGGACAGGCGGAGTCGGTGGACGGAATCATCTGGGGAGACACTCCTGAGGAGGTTTACGAGCAGTGCCGCTCCGACATCGACGCACGGTGGGATCCGTCGCTCGAGCAGTACGGATACGACAAGATGACCTTTGCGGTCAAGTCCGTAACGTTCATCAAGGCTTCGATACAGGAGAACAAGGCACTGCTGAAGAACGACCCCGGATACATCGCGTCAATCCTCAACAAGTCGCCTGAGGAGGTGGCGAAGGAGTGGGACGGCAACTGGGACGTAATCAAGACCAGCGGCGACATGATACAGCCGTACCACATGGACAGGATATTCGGAAACGCGAAGATGCTCGGCGACGGCATAAGACGTGCCACATGCGACGTGGCGGGCGACGGCGGCGACAACTGCGTGACGTGGCTCTGGATAGGCTGGCATGTTGCAGACCTCTTCGTATGCAGGCGCGACCTGTACACGACCCCCACCCTGCTGCGTGCGAAGCTTCAGGAATGGGGAGTGATTGAGGAGAATTTCGCATACGACCTAAACGGCGTCGGTCAGGTGCTCAAGGGAGCGTTCCCGCGTTCCGTCAAGTTCAACAACGAGGAGGCCGTAGACCTAAAGTTCAAGTTCCTCTACAACAACAAGAAGTCCCAGTGCGCCTACAAGTTCGCGGAGAGGACGCAGCAGGAGGGATGGAGCATCGAGTACTCGCTTCTCGGAAGGAAGTTCAAGATGGGGAAGGACTTGAGATACCTCCGCGACATCCTGCAGATAGAGCGCAAGTGTGTGAAGCAGGACATGGCGAAGGCCGACAGGGGATGGTGCATCATCCAGAAGGAGCAGATGAAGAAACGAGAATGCGTAGGCCATTCGCCAGACTTCTTCGAGGCACTGTTCATGAGGGAGATATTCGAGCTGAAGACGACGTCCGTCAGCATACCGTCATTCCTGCAGGGCAAGATGCTGCACAGGAGGCTCATCGCACCAAGAAGGCTAATAAGTACTTAAAACACAAAAATATATGGCAACACAAGGAAATCTTCTAAGAGGGCTGCTAACAAAACGCCCGTTCTACAGGACAAGTCCCGAATCGCTCGGAATAAGCGGACGGTCACTGAGTAACATCGCAGAGAGAAGCATGGTGGCTGACAAGGTCATCAGGACGGAGGTAACGCAGGCCGACTTCATCCGAGAGCTCGACACGGACTCCCATGCCATCAACAACAGGGAGCTGTACAAGTCCTACATGCAGAAGGACGAGGACGGGCTGTACTACGAGGTGGACATACCCCGCTATGCATTCCCGTTCCAGCAGGAAATACTCGATGACCGACTTGCACGGCTCACTGGCAACGACATCCAGTTCGACCTCGCGGACATCGACAAGGGTGACAAAGGATACGAGACCTACGACAGGTTCAAGGCGGGATGGGCCGACAAGGGCATGGAGCGTGCTTGGCACTTCCTCGCAAAGTCTGTCCTGTCGACGGGCGACGGCGCTTTCGTCGGGATACTCGACCAAGGCAAGTTCTACTGGAAGGTCTTCTCGTTCACGGACGGCGACGTGCTGTATCCGCACTACAACAGGACGACGGGAAGGATGGACGTCTTCGCAAGACTCTATCAGAACTACGATGACCTCGGAGTAACGCACAACTACATCGACGTATGGGACGATACGCACTATTTCCGCTTCGTCGACAAGTCTCAGGGGAACGGCGAGAACAGCGAGCAGAAAACGCAGAAGGTAGGTGAGTTCAACGTGGACGGATACGAGCTTGAGTTCAGCAAGCCGCACGGTTTCGACAGGATACCAGTAGCATACAAGCGCAACGACTCAGGCCCCTGCTGGTCACAAGTGCAGGAGCTCATCGAGCACTATGAGCGAAGCTTCAGTGCCCTTGCACAGAGCAACCATGCGTTCGGCCTCCCGATTCTCACTCTGGTGGGCGACGGAAAGGAGATGGAGGAGATTGCAACGTCCGACATGTCGTATGCGGCAAAGATACTCCTCATACCTTCAGAGTCGAAGGCAGAGTTCATAAAGAGGGAGGACGCATCAGGGGCATACAAGACGGAACTGGACGAACTGCGCAAGAAGATATACGAAGGTGCAATGGTGGTCAAGGCTCCTGAGCTGAAGTCCGGCGACACCCCAGCCGCCGCCATCAAGCTCCTGTACTCTGACTCATACAACAAGGCACTTCTTGAGACTCAGGAATACGACGAGGTC